TGCCTCTAAAGCAAGGGCAGTCCTCGGCCGCACACCTGCAGCCGTGGTCTCTGCACAAGATGAGCCCCTGGTCTAGCTTGATGATCAGCTGGCTGGCACAGAAGGGGCAGCGAAGCCCAGTGCGCAGTGGCTCTGGTCTGTTGCCTATGACGACCTCGATGTGCGAGTGGTGCCCTTTTATCTCAGTCACGATCTCCTCGAACCACTCGGGTCGGTTGCTTTCTGGCCAGTCGTGAAGACGCGCTGCGCACCAAGCCAACGAACGAGCTGGGTTCCTGTTCGGTGTGGGCTCGTCTTGATCTGCGGCGCGCAGTGCGCCTTCCCACCTAAGTGTATCACGTGCGAGCTTGATCTTTGTGTCCAACACGCCAACGCGCAACGGAAGGCGAGGACCTGGGACAGCGCGCGCTCCACTCGGGCCAGACCTGCCAGGGAGCATCGCAGACCCGAGGCGAGAGTACCACTCGGCTAGATCGAGAGCTAAAACGGTGATCTCGGCTAAAGGGTCAGACACCAGAGCTCCCAAAGCCAGAAGCACCGCGCTCTGTTTTGGGAAGCCGATCGACCTGCTGGATAGAGACGCCAAGGGAACGGTTCGAGATAAGTATGTACTGAACCAAGCGCATTCCACGAGTGACGAGAACGGGCTGGTCTGTCATATTCCAGACGCCAGCAAAGAGGGGGCCTGTGTAGCCGCAGTCAATAACGCCCTGCGCCACCATAAGGCCGTGCTTGCGCAGGGTTGAACTGCGACCCGTCAGCAAGCCCCAAGTGCCCTCTGGCAGCTTGACCGCGACGCCCAGCGGCACATCAACAAAGGTCTGGGGCTCGATCGTCGTGTCCAAATCAACGAACAGATCAAAGCCTGCGTCGTCATCGTACGCCTTTGAAGGCCCTTGCGCAGTCGGCGACAGCGCGGTCCATAGCAGGTCGCTCACGGCCAATCGCTCCAGTCGCCGTCGAACTCTTGCATCGATTCAACGATGGGCACTTCAAGCTCTGCCAAGGCGACGCTGTTCTGGCCTATGTTGCCCAGCACGCAGACGGGAATGTTGTGATCAACAGCGTGCTGAATCTCGAGCACGGTGCCGATTGTCAAAGTGCCGCGCACCAAGACGGCAATAACCAAGTTCGCTTTCCCCAAGACTGCGAGGTTGGCTTGATGAACGACTCCGTCTGGGTCAAAGTCCTGCGGCGCAGTCCACGCGCTAGACGGGTCGTACACCCACGCCGACTCTCTGAATGAGCTGAAAACCTCTGCCTTGTATTTCTCGATCAGTCCGTCGTCCGCAAAGTCGATTGGTGCTGCTAGATAAACAATCATTTGAAATCCCCCCAGTGTCCGAAGGCGCGAGAGAACTGCGCCATCTTGGTGTAAATAGCGATATCGTGCCAGGTGTCGTCGCTTGGCGATCTGCCGTCGGCATAAGCGCCGATCAGACGGGCGACTTTGCCCAGCAAATAGAAAGCGATGCCGAGCTCCTCGTTCGTGACTTTGGTCGGCTTGCCGATCATCTGAGACATCGCGTAGCCGATGATCTTCAAGTCGGCACTGCCGTACTCGACCGCCTTTGGCAAGACGTCTCCGAGTTCGTCGTTTGCGGTCTGTGTCCACCAACCGACCAGGTCGTCGGTGCTGGTCTCCCATTTCGGGTTGTCCTCGCCTGTAAAGAGCTTGGCTAGGTTGCGCCAGTCGTTTGGGTTGTCCTTTGGATTCTCTTCCATTAGAGCCACGCCATCGTCGTTGGGCTGGTGCCAAGCAAGCCGACAGAAGCGCCAATCTGCGCCTCGATCTCGAGAATGCAGGCCTTTTGAACATCGTCCAGATCGAACTCGCTCTTGCCGTGTAGCTCTGGAAAGAGGTAGTCGAACATAGTCAGCGCCACCTTGACGGTTGGGGCGCCGCCGTTCGCAACGATCGCCTGACGCACCAAGCCTGGGTCGAATTGACCGACTCGGCGAATCTTCTTGGTCACTGTCGTGCGTTCTGGCTCTATGCCAAGCGCGTCCCAGCTGGTCTCACCGTCGAGCGGCCCAGAGTTGCCAGACACGCGAATCGGGTAGGTGCGAGCCGTGACCCAGACGGTGAATAGATCGACAGCGCGGTCCCAGGGGCTGATGCCAGCCTGACCCAAGAAGTCGATCGCTCTGCAGTCCTGTGAGGTGCAAAAAGGGTAATAGCCTGCGTGCAGACCCAGGCCGTAGCCCTGCGTGCCCTCGATCAAGGCGGTGCCGCCTCTTTGAAGGTGCTCACGAATCAGGCGAGCGGTATCAACGCCGCCGCCGTACAGATCTGCTTTGCGCATTAGACGGTCAGCGCGAGCTGCGCCGATTCCCTTGCTGGTGCTGCCGACTCGCTCGGTCATACCGCCCTCGGCTTCGATGTCGTGGTGGCGAGGCTCCAGAATCGTAGCCTGATCGTCAACAAGCAAGCGAGCGGTGGCTTGATACCCAGCCCTGTCTAGCTGGTCGAGTTCATCGTGAAGCACTTGCAGGTCGATCTCTGAGCCTGCTGCGATGATCAGGTCCGACTCTGGCGCTGTTACTGCGTTGACTGGCACGGTGCGCAGTCGCCACGCGAAGTCTGCCTCGCCGTCTGGCCCTTTGCCGATCACTGTGTGACCAGCGTTTGAGCCTGCCACTCTGATGCCTAAGAACGGCACCTGGCTGGTTGCAGACAGATGCCCTGCGACTGCTCCCTTGCCTTCACTTCCGAACTGACCGCCCACTACGGCGATGAGGTGTCCTGCCATTTTGTCCCCCCTAAAAGGTTACTTCGTTGGTTGTTGTTTTGGTCCAGTAGTTCGGGTGCACGGTTGCCGACTGGACTGACCAGCACTCGTGACGAGCCAAGATGAACTCGTATTGCCTTGCGATGTTGAGCATCGATCTCTTTTCGAGGTAAAAGCTCGGGAACCAGCGAACGAGACCGAAAGTATAGCGCCTCTTGAGGAAGCAGTCAACCTCGACACGCAGGTCGATCGGTGTGACGTCAGCTTCTAACTTGAAACCACAATACTGAAAGAGCCAGATAGCAGACCTGCACCGCCTGCACTCAGACTCGACCGCCCTCTTATCTAACACTTTTCTTTCTCCTGTTCAAGGCCTAGCTCCGAGTAACTGACCGACCGTCCCCCCTTATAGGGGGGGACGAAGTCGGTCAATATGCTCTCCGCGTGTGCCGATACCTGACCGACCCCGAGGCGGTGAGTATCGGTCAATTCGGTGAGTCTGTTTTTACTCATCGAGCAGCCCTTCGAAGCTTGGCAGCATACCGACAGCAAAGGGCTTGCGGTGCTTGAAATAGCGGCCGTTGCCCTGAACTCGCAGCTCTAAGAAGCCTCTGCCCTCGAGCCCTGCCAGTGCCTGCTTGATCTGGTCTGAGCCGCCCTCGACGACCTGAATGATCTGGTTGGTGCTCATCTCTTGACCGTGCCCTGCCATAAACTCGGAGACGCGCTGCATCAGGCGATCACGTGGCGAGGACGCAGCCGAGCCGCCTGAGATGCCTATTTCGATCTTGTCGCCTTGTGAGATCAGATCGGCGGTGCCGATGTAGCTGGCCTCGAGTGCGATGCCACGGACAAAGCCTGGGCGGTCTTTCGTCACCTTCAAGCGCAGCTTGCCGTTAGAGCCTCGGCCAAAAGGCATCTCGACATCGACCGAGATTGCGACGCCGTCAATGTCGGCGCGCTTGGCCTGGGCACCGATAGCGTAGTTGCCTCGCGTGTCCTTGCTCTTTGTCACGTGATCGATTGTCAGGACGGCGGCACCCCACAGGCGCAGGGGTCGGAGCACGACCTGGCTGAACTGCGTGGCGTCTTTATTCTTTTCAAGATCTAGACCGAGCAGGTTCATCGCCGCATTGACCCCGTCCATCACCAGCAGGGTCGGGCGGCCGTCTCTGATCGCTGGAAGTAGCGCCTGCTGAGCTTCGGCGTCGTACGGCCCGTCTGGGCTGGCGTAGTGAAACTGCTCGAAGTGGTGTTGCTGGACGCCGAGTGCTTTCAAGCGGCCGCGAATGCCCCTGCCCGAATCCTCAAAGTCAACATAAAAAACGACGTGCCCTTTGGCTAGCTCTTGACGCACGGCTTCAAGTGCGACCCAGGTCTTTCCAGACTCTGACTCCCCGAATATGGCGTTGATCTTTCCAGCGTACAGCAGCGCCTTGCCGTCGGTGCGAAACAGAACGCAAGGCTCAGGCTCTGAATCCTCGGCCGCCCAGTCGAGCTTCTTAGGGTGCCAGCTGGTGGTCGGCTCTGTTGCTTCTGGAGCCTGAAAATCTGGCGCTGGTGCTTCGAGCATCTGCGAAACATCGACTAGCTGTAGGCTCGGGCTTGAAGTGCCGAAGCCGAGATTGCGCAGGGCTCCAGCGGCCGCCTTGAAATCGCCGCCGTGGTTGACCAGCGTGTAAACCGCGAACTTACTGTAGGCGCGCTCAGACTCGAACTGCGTGCTGGTGCTAAAGACATAGAAAAAGTCCTGACCGTCGAAGCCAGTGGTCGCCGAGATGCCGTCGTTCTTGCCTGGCCTGCGCCACGCGGTAGTTGACCCCTTGGTATAAACCTTCGACCAGCCAAGCGGCAACAGCAGTTCGTCCCAGCTGGTTTTGTCGCCAAAGTCGTCTCCTGGCAGCAGGCCATCGGTCGGCTTGACCGCGACCTCTGACGCTACCACTGAGGCCTTTGGTAGCTGGTCGAAATACTTGAAGAGGCTGTGCAGCGAGTCGCGCTCGTCCTGCGTCAAAGTCGGAATCGTCTCAATCGAGCCTGAGATGAGCTGCCACGCACGACCCGAAGGGTGGCAAGCGCCGCCCGTTGGTGCGACCACGACATAGCCGCCTTCGCCGCGGGTCTCGACTAAGACATCGACGCCGTCGTTGTCACCTGGTCGCCTGGCCAGCTTCGTGTTGCCTGGCACCTGCCCCTCTATGCGGTAGAGCCAGTGCAGGCCGCCGCTTGGCGTGATTTCGCAGTAGCCCGAGTTGATTCGCTCCCAGAGATCTCCGAGCCCGATCTGCTGCGCCATATCGCGCGCTTGGGTGTGTAGCCCTGCGGCCACCGCCCGACCTTCGAGCTCTAGCATTTCGAGGTTGCCACTGATGTGCCCAGTGATCAGCCCGACCCCGTCGGCGGTCTTGAACCACTTGCGCAGGTCGGCTTCTGTCGGCATCTCGCTCTGGTAGCGTTTCCAGCTTTCCAGTGCTGGCCTCTTGCTGCCGTCGCTGGCCACTGGCACGACCGAGCAGCCAGCAACCGCAAAGCGTAACGCCGCGCTATATACAGTTAGATCACTCACTCTCTACTATTCTCCCCAAAACCCACTCGGCCACTGGCACGGCCACGGCGTTGCCTGTCTGCTTGTACCTTGCGCCGTCGCCTTGCAGCCTACCGAAACTTGAAATCGTCCAATCGTCTGGGAAGCCCTGCAGTCGCTCGCACTCGACGGGCGTCAAGCGACGAACGGTATTCTTGTCAAAAAGCGTCTGATCATTAGAGGTGGCTATGGTCAAAGATCTGTCGTTGCTTATCAACGGTCCCTTGCCACCGCCTGGCTTGCCTTCGCGTTGGCGCATCAAAACCGCTTGGTGTGAGACTGTATCGATGGTGTAAGACGGGTCGCCTTCTGCCCCGACGCCTATGCCGTTTTGTTGCTTTTCGACGTCGCGCGCGTCTTGAATCGGTGTTGCAACCATCGGCACGTTGTTGCCGCCCGTCCCCATCATAGCGGTGAGTGTGTTGATGGTGTCACCTTGGACGCGAGCGCCGTCCTCTTGGTGAGGTGCGAACACGATGGCGTGCGGCGAAGTCGTGTCAATGGTAAACATCGGCCCACCCTCATCTGAGTGCCCACGACCCTGAGGTCCTGCCGTATCCGCACGTCCGATGACGGTGTTTTGAAGTGCAATCACCGTCGCCCGTGCTTCGCCCGTGTTGTCCATCAGGTTCAGGGTCGGCGCAGTCTGGCGCTCTGCCCAGACCTCGGCTGGCAGGTTGCCGTCTGCGTCGCGTTCGCCCGATCTTATGATTTTGACGTACGGTTCGACCACGATGTTGTCCTCGGGGCGCTTGTGCTGTGTGTGGGTTAGGGTTGAGACTCCTTCGAAATACTTAGAGAATCCTGTTGAGCCGAAACTTGTTGCAACGCCGTCAACAACCTCGGCGGCAGCACCTTGCCCCTTCGCGAGGCTCTTCTGATGATACCCTCGGCGGCCTTCGCCGAGATCGAGTATTTTTGCAGGTGTTCGCCAGTCGTCTCCAAGGCGTCCGACAATGAAGACACGACGGCGTCGCTGGGCGACTCCAAAGTGCTGAGCGTCAAGAATCCTATAAGCGAGCCCATACCCGAGTTCTGCCAACGACCCGAGGACGACTCCCATATCCCGTCCGTCGTTAGATGACAACAGACCAGGGACGTTTTCGAGGACGAGCCACTTCGTTTTGGTCTCGTCTGCGAGTCTGTGGATTTCCCAAAAGAGTCCGCTGCGCTCTCCTGCCAGCCCTGCCCGTCGTCCAGCAACGGACAAGTCTTGGCACGGAAATCCGCCAGTGATAACTCCGTTCTCTGGGTCAAATCCTGCACTGAGTAAGTCTCCACCTGTTACCCCCTTGATGTCTGTGAATAGTTGAATGTCTGCGAACCTATCAGCTAGCACTCCGCTTGCCTTCGTGTCAATCTCGACCGCCGCCACGGGTTTGATTCCCTGGCGTTCCATAGCCAAGTCAAAGCCGCCGATTCCAGCGAACAATGAGACGCCTGTTAGCATATAACCCCCCTAAGTAGTTTGTCTTGCGTACCGAGCTGGGAATCGAACCCAGAAGCCAGCTTCCCCGTCTGACTCGTCCAACCTCGGCGGCCTTCCTAGGCTCGGAAGGTGTAGCCTAGAAACCTAGCTGTTGATGATCTTTCCACCTAGCTGCGCAAGAAGCGCCGCGACCTCTGGTGGAACTGCGCCGTCGGCCACGACCGCCTTGGCTGCTGGGGCTTGTGATCCCTTGGCAAGTGCGGCTTTGGCTCGTTCAACGTCGGCGACGTCTGTGGTTGCGTCAATGAGAATCCACGGCGCAGTCTTTCCAGGCTTTGCGACCCCCTGCGAGATGCGAGCCAGAACTTTCTGACCGATCTTTGGCCGCAAGGCGTTGCGAAGTGCGATGT